TTAAACAACAACGCGAAGCCATTGATAGCTTATACGAATTAGTAAAAAACGCGCCGGCTAGCGAACGTAAAGACTCGGCTATGGCGTACTGCGAGGGCTGTATTGCTGCTTGTGATTTGGGTCTTAAAGTATTAAACGGTAAGAAAACAGAAATGCCTAAGGTGGAAGAACCGGTAGAAGATACTCCAGTAGTAGAAGAACAACAACCTACTGAAAAGCCAAAACGCAAACGTACTTCTAAGAAGAAAGCACCTGTTGAAGAAACGTTACCTATAGTTGATGGAACATCTGCAGAAGAAGACGATTTAGACGATTTGTTATAAGAAAGAGGTTAGCGCCTTATGAAGGTATTATTTAGTTTGTCAGTCAAAAAGCTGTATG